GCTTATGGCTTTTAGACAAAACCCAAAAGCCTGCTCTGATTATAGAGGATGCGAGTTCCATGACTATTGTCTAGCATGGCAAAACCCTCTTCGTTGTTGCTATGAACCGCCTCTTGGGTTCATCACGAGATTTTGGGATCCTATGGAAAGAGAGGCTACTGTAAAGAAAGATTTAAACTTTCAAATATAAGGAGTAATAAAATGGCTTACGATGCTGCTGCCGAACTGGCAAGAGTTAAAAAGTATTATGAAGGAGATAGGCTCCAAAAAAGATTTAGTGCCTTGGTTACTGGTGAAACTAATGCTGGTAAGACTTATTTATTAAGGACTGCACGTCTACCCGTTCACATAGATTCATTTGATCCTGGCGGAACTAAAGGCCTAAGGGATATGATAGCGTCCGGTGATATAGTTGTAGACACTCGCTATGAAGATGACGACCCTTTCGACCCTAAGGCATATGCTGAATGGAAAAGGAATACAGACATTAGATTTCAAATAGGATATTATAATCAGTTTGGAACATACTGTCTTGACTCAGCCACTACAGTTGGAATAGCTATAATGAATTATGGCTTAGCCAACAAATCAAGGGCTGGTGAAGCTCCTCAAATGCGTGTCGACTACCAACCCCAGAAAATTGAGATGACAAACTATTTCAGAAAGCTGATGAACCTACCTTGCGATTTCATTCTTACCGGACATCTAAGGGAAATAAGAAAAGTTCTTTCTATTGACTCTAAGACTGGTGTGGTGAGAGAAGAAGTAAAATTCAGGTTCTATACCACTGGTCAGGCTGTTGTAACTATTCCTCTTCTATTTGATGAGATATATGTATTAATTGGACGGAACGACAGAGAAGGTGTCAAGCGTGAAATGTTAATAGACTCATTAGGTGAATACATAGCTCGTTCACGTTTGAAGTCTAAAGGGCTTCTTGGTGCTATCGAACCTCCCAATATTAAGGCTTTATTGAAAAAGGCCGGATTCGATTATCAGGACAAGCCGAAGATTCAAATGTAGATAATAACTTCAGTGGTATGTAGTCATGCAAATTTATGGAAAGGAGGTGTAAAAGAAAGAAAGAAGAGAAGCAGCAGAAGGAGTTGATACAGTAACAAACTAACAAAATTTTAAGGAGGAACAAAATGTTAATAGACTATAGTAAAATGGAAAACGAAATAGCTAATGTCTCTGAACCTACAGCTTTGAAAAAAGGCACCGAGGTTCGTGCCAGGATTATCTCTGTTCGCACAGGCGTGGTGGAGAAGGAGGGCAGCGAATACGAAGGTATTGGTTACTTCTCAGTTTCTTACGAAGCTGTTGACGAACCACTTGCGAAAGAGTTCAGCGACTTTTTCTGGGATTTGTCAGACAAAGATAAGCTCGCCCGAATATCTGAGAAGACGGCATTAGCTGCTATCAGAAAATTCAAAAACTTTGCCAATGCTTTTGGTCTGGACTACAGCCGACCCTTTGACCCTGAAGATGATCTGCCTGGAAAGACTGGTTGGCTTATTGTTGGTATTAAAAAGTCTGATGAATATGGAGATCAGAACACAGTGCAGAAATACATTATGGCTCATACGGGAAGTGTTCCGAAGGCTGCAGACGAAGTTCCGTTTTAAGTTCGTTAAATAATTCAACGAACTAATCCAAACAGGCAGTGCACGAAAGTGTGTGAGGACAAAAGTAAGAATAACATCCATGAATAGATTCACCCAAACTTACCACTGTCTTTTAATTCAAGGAGGTTAAAATATGGAAAGAGAAGAATTTAATAAATTGGTCAACAGAAGACTGGCCGAATGTAAAAGAGTCCTGGCATTAAAAGCTTTCGATTATGCAGATGATGAAGACAGACTTCACAATTTCAAGGCGGGAGCAGCTTTGAATCGTCAGACACCTATACAGTTTGCCTGGGAACTTGCCACGAAACATATCATAGCTATAGCCGATAAGATAGCAAACAGGGAATTAATGACTCCCGAATTCATCAAAGAGAAAATGGGAGATGTTATCAACTATATGCTTCTCATTGAAGCACTTAACGAAGAAGAGATAAACAAATAAAGGAGACAACGAAAATGACTTGCGACAACTACAACTGGGATGATTACTTTCACTCAATCTGTGCAGCCGTTGCAAGCAAGTCTCCATGCCTATCTCGTAAAATTGGAGCTGTCCTCGTGAGAGACCACTCTATCATATCGACTGGATATAACGGCCCTCCACGAGGAGTTCCACACTGTGGACGGTTAAGAAATATAAGTGATAAAATACTTGTCGACCTGATGACAGATGTTACATCCCAGTTAACAAGAGATACTGAATGTCCTCGTAAAATTTTAGGGTATAAGTCCGGAACTCACATGGAGATTTGTCCTGCTCAACACGCGGAAGTTAATGCAATATCTAATGCATCTCGTCTTGGAGTATCTGTTTTGGGCGCTACCTTATACATGAACTGTGTCATTCCCTGCAAAGATTGCTTTGGCACTTTAATCAATGCAGGAATAGCCGAAATAGTTGTAGATGACGTCGAAGTATATGACGTCTTTACACACTACTTGATAAAAAACTCTTCAATAAAAATCAGGAGATTCAAACTATGACAGACGACTACAAACCAAGATTTAGTTTTGAAATTACTGAGGAGCAGATGCTTCGTGCTAACAAACTGCTATCTCAATACGGATTGAGAAAGGCTATCTTTGGTAGAGTTCTTGATGATGTTTTAGACGCAATCGAAGTAGATGCAGGTATGGCTACTGGACTATTAATGTCCGAGAAGGTAGTTATGAAAGGGATTATGACTGCTTTGGCAGATAGGACTAGTGTTAAGAAAGGAAAAGACAATGGCTGGCCTAAATTCCCTTGGATATAAATCAATTATAGATATGGAAACTGATGAGGCTATAGATACCCTTCGTCAGATACGTTTATCAAGACGTATTCCAGATAAGAAACCTAAGAAGGGAACAACTAAACAAACAACGAAAAAGATTTCAGAGAAGATTGACTCTGATATGGCTGCTGAGTTGCTTAATCTATTGAAAGGAGAAAAGAATGAACAAGATAATAGATAACACCAATCAAGATATCAAAGACGGATTACATAAAGAGCTTGACACCGAGCTGAAGAATTCCCAGTATGTACCTGAGCGATTAATTAACAAGTTGAGAGAAATAATGCTGATTTTATTGGTTCTTTGGTTACTGGCAATAGCAGCAGGAGCTTGTATATTTTATGCCGAGCTTTTATGTCCTGATAGTTTTCTAGGTCTTGTGGCTGTCACTATTTTACTTCTGCTTCCGCCTGCAGAAATTATAATTAAACTATTACGATAATCAGGAGAATAAAAATGACTATTTCAGTAGGCCGAGTAGGAATGATACCTACTACATCAGTAATCATTGACGAAGACCGTGCTCGTGAGAACATGGGAGACTTAGATGCATTAGAACTTAACATGAAAGAGAGTGGACTCATCTCTCCGTTGGCAGTTAAAGATAACAAAGATGGAACATATAAACTTTTAGCCGGCGAAAGACGCTTTACAGTCCTCAGCCGAAACAAAGTACCAGAAATATCAGCTCGTATCTATGACCAAGACTTATCTCCATTGGAGATGAAAATTATTGAGAAATCAGAAAACTTCTTCCGTAAAGATATGGAGTATTGGGAGCTTGATAAACTTACTCTTGAAATCCACAGAATGCAAGAAGAAATTCATGGTGCGGTATCAGCTCCAGGTCCTGGCTCGGCAGGATGGTCTATGAGTGATACGGCTGAAATGATAGGTGGTGTTTCAAAGGCTACTATATCGCTGGCAGTCAAAAGAGCTGAACTAAGAGAGGCCTGCCCTGAGGCGTTTGAAGGATGCAAGACAGCCGCTGATGCTCTCAAGGTAATTAAGAAAATGGATGAAGCTATTGTCAAGCAAGTTATTGCTAAACAAGTAGAAGACAAAAACAAGAATACAAGTTCAACCCTTGCCATTCTGGCGAAATCTTATATCATAGGAAATACTTTTGAAGAGATTAAAAAAATCCCTGCCGGAGTATTTCATTTAGTAGAGATTGACCCTCCTTATGCAATCAAGCTTATGGATGTTAAGAAAACAGAAGGTGAATCTCAATACCAAAAAGAAGAATATAATGAAGTCCTTGCTGAATATTATCTGAATGGCGAACCAGATGGGACTTGGAAAGGGATGAAGTATTTATTTAAAGAATGTTATCGAGTAATGACTGACCATTCTTGGTTACTCTGTTGGTTTGCTCCTGAGCCTTGGTTTGAAGACATATATAAAGCTATCAAGAATGCAGGATTTGAAACGACAAGGATGTGTCCTATCTGGACAAAACATTCAGGACAAACAAAAAGCCCAGAAACTAAGTTACCTAACGCCTACGAAATGTTTTTCTATGCCTGGAAAGGTAGACCGGCAATAGCTAGGCAACGCGGAGGTAATATATTTGACTATTCACCTGTTCCTGCACAACAAAAGTGTCATCCAACAGAACGCCCTGTTGAGTTGATGAAAGACATCTATGAAACATTCGCCTTTCAAGGTTCACGAGTGCTCATTCCTTTCCTCGG